CGCGGCGCGCGCGTGTTCGACCGGCACAAGGCGGGCGACGTGGAAGCAATGTTCCGCGACCGAATAGAAGCGGTTCGTCTGTCCCGCGAAGCGGCAAACCCGCCCCAGCCCATGGGCGACGTCGCCCAGGGTGAAGTCCGATCCTTCCGGGTCCAGAATGTCGAACAGCGCGCCCGACGCCAGCATGATCCGCGTGTCTGTCATTTCAGGTTCCCTCCCAGTGAGGCGGCGGCCGGTTTGACCGGCGGCAATTCGGGGCGATGCGTCCCGGCGCGGACGGCGGCGACGATCTGTTCGCGCGACACGGTTCCGCGAAGGCGGGTGGACAGCCAGTCGGCGACGTCCATTTCCGCGTCGTGAAAGGACGTGTCGAGCGCCGGGGACGAATATCCGGCGTATGGGCGCCCCGTGTCGGGATCAATGTCCATCGGATCAATGTCGGCGAAGCGGTTCATGACAGCGCCCCCGACTGGATCAGGTAGCGGGCGCCCTGGGCGACGAACATGATCACGGTCGCGGCGATCACCGCATAGGCGAAGCGGGCGGTTAGACGGCCCAGTCGGGCGACAAGCGCCCGGCGTTCAACGTCCGTTAGTTCGCCGATCCGAAGAAGGTCCAGCATGGCAATTTCTCCACCGCCGGGACGCCCGGCAATGGGAAAGCAATACCATGCGTATCGCCTAAGTCAATACAAAACGTATCGCGTTGACGCCCGCCGCGATCACGGGGGCGAAGTATAGGAACAGCATGATAGCATCGCCCATGGACAAGCCAGCCAGCGGGCTAGGCAAGGGCGGCCGGGCGATCCGGCAACGGACTTCTTCCGCCGCCATGGCGACCAGGACGAACAGCGAAAGTCCGCTGAACAGGATGGTCGCCCAGATCATCATTCGAAGCCGTTTGTCCGTGCCATGCGAAGAAGCCGCGATGCGTGCGGCTGGTAGGAGCCTATCACGAAAGCGATCACCTGGACGAACCCGTCGTCGTCGTGATCCGGATCGGGCTTCCCGACTTCGATAGGCGCCTGGAATTCGGGCTTCGTGGATCGGGGGATCAGCCAGCAACGGCCGTCTTCGTCGCGCTGGAATTCCTTCACCGTCAGTTCGCGCATTCCGTCGGCGCGCTGGCGTTCGACGATCACATAGTCCCCGTTCGCCGGTTCAATGCCCAGGTCGAAAATCGAAAGGCAGTCCAGCAACGTCCCCGGCGCGAAGATCATGTCCATGGAATGCCCGTCCACCCGCAAGCCGAAGCGCCGGGCGCGGGGGAAAGGCGTCGGTTCGACGACGATTTCGAAGCGATCCGACTGGGGCCATTCCGTCGTTTCCCGCCATACGCCAGCGGCAACCGATCCCGTCACTTCCACGATCCTTTCGCGGCTGGCTTCAGCCGGTGCAATTTCCACCCTGTCCAGCGCCAATAGCCAGCCAGGATTGACGCGGAACGCCCTTGCATATCGCTTCGCGGCTTCGACGTCGAACGCCCGCGTCCCGTTTTCGTGATGCCGATAGGCGGGGATTTCCCAGCCAAAGGCGCGCGCGGCGTCGGCGGCGCTGTCATATCCGGCTTTGATCCGGGCTTCCCTAAGCCGAGCTGGCATAATGTCATTCATGGCCGGACGATACAGTCTGGCGCGATACAACGGGTATTGACTTAGGCGATACGCAATGTATTGAGGGGGCATGTCGCACCTTGCCCCAATCTATGCCGTCTGGGACCATAACGCCGAAGCGATGGCTTCGGACATTGGCGAACCCGGCGTGAAAGTCCGCCAGTGGCGCAATCGCGGGAACATTCCCCCGATCTACTGGCAACGGATCATTGACGCGGCCGCGAAGAAGGGCGCGACGCTGAAGCTGTCCCAGTTCCTTCCCGCCCCCGCTGATCGGCCGGGCTGGGAACTGTCGGACCGGGAAATCGACGCGATCGCAGACGACGGGCGCGTGATCGTCTGCGGCGTCTGCGAACGCCGCGTGGACGGCGTGATCCCGAACGCTTGCACCTTCGTCGATTGCCCCCATGCCCAAAGGATCGCGGCATGACTGGGCGGCTTCCTTCGGTTCCCGCCAGCGCGCCGAACGCGCGCGTCGGGTCGCACGTCCGGCGGGGCGGTCGCCCTTCCTCCACGCCCCGCCGGGCAAACGCTTTGCTTCCGTCTTCATGCGATCAGGTTTCGGCCGATCCGGCGACGAAGACCATGAAAAGGGCGGCCGGTTTTTCCGTCGTCGCTGGAATTGCCAGCCTTCGCGCGGCCGTCGCCCGGTTCTGGCGCGATCACGTTTGCGCCGAAGGCTGGGAAGACGCCGACGGCTTCTATTTCGGAAGGGCGCCGCGCCGTGACTGACATGATGCCCGATTTTTCCGTCCCGAACGTCAAGACGCTGATCGGCGACACGCTGCGCATGTTCGTCGGGCACGGCCGCCGCGTGTCCTGGGCGGACCTTGCGGCGGCGACCGGCGACAAGGAACGCAAGCTGCGATCCTATGTCGAGACGGACGGGTCGGAAATGCCGCTGGACGTCTTCATGCGGGTCTTCGCGGTCCTTCCGCCTGAAGCCTTCGCCCGCGTTGCCCGACACATGGGCTTCGGCGCCGAACCGCTGGACGTCTGTCCTGACGCCACGGTCCTTCGCGCGCTGTCGCAATCCGCCCGGCTGGTCGCCGACGGGAACGAATTTCTGGAAGACGGCAAGCTGTCGCCGCGCGAGCGCGCCCAGCTCGCCGAACGCGCGTCCGCGCTTCTTCCAGTTCTGCAATCCATCGCGGGGAGCGGTTCGACGCACTGAACAGCAACCGGGGGACCGGCTGGGCAGCGTCATTTCCCCGCGATGGACCCGCACCCGCCCGGCTGGCGGGGCAGTCCATAGGGAGACAGTCAAATGAATGAAAAGGTGAAGGCGCCGGACGTCACGCTGGATCAGCCGTCACGCGCGGCCGATGGCGGGCATGTCCCCGGCGCTTGCAACACGCTGGGCGAATTCGTCCGGTCGCTGGAAGACGGGCAGTTCGACGCCGATTGCTATCAGGCGGTCAAGGAACTGTCCGCCGCCATGCACGAACACGCATGGAACAACGGCGGCAAGTCGAAGGGCAAGGTGACGATCAGCCTGGAATTCACCCAGGAAGGCGGCGTCGTCGAAATCAAGGCGAACTTCAAGGTCGCCCAGCCCGAAAGCCGCCGTCCGAAGTCCATCATGTGGACGACGGAAGATCACCGAATGACGCGGACGCGCCCCGGACAACAGCAGTTGTTCGGCATTCGCGACGTGTCGGGCGCGTCGGACGTCCGCGACGCGTGAACCCTCCACCCTGAAGAAAGGAAATCGGCATGTCCGAACACAACGGGACCGCGACTGAAGTGCGGTCGATTATCGAACAATATCTGGCGCCCGTCACTGAAACCATGGTCGAACCGGGGACCGGCGTCGAAGCACTGGTCCAGCTCACCGCCGGGGGCGTCAAGGCGATCCCGCGCGGGGTCTTTGACGAATTCCGGCTGGCGCCCCGCACGCGTGAAGGCACGGCCGAATTCACGGCAATCGAAAGCCTGATCGACCATGTGAACAGGTTCAAGGATGCCGATAGCGCCCTGTTCGCGGTGGACGATAGGTCGAAGCCGTCGATCACCGCCGTCCTGGACTATCACCGCGCGGGCGCCGACGCCGATCCGCGCTTCGGCCGTCACCGTTCGCTGTTCCAGTTCCCGCTTTCCGACGAATGGAAGGCGTGGACGAAAAGCGACGGCGAAGCCTTCACCATGGGCGAATTCGCCGCCTTCCTGGAAGACCGGATCATTGACGTCCTGGACCTGATCCCCGGCGAAGACAGCCTTCCGGAAGACATGCAACGGTTCGTCAACACCGTCGGCGGGTCGGTCGCCAGCCCTTCCAAGCTGATCGAACTGTCCGTGGGCCTGAAGGTGAACGAACGGTCCGCCGTCAAGGAAGCGATCAACCTTTCGTCGGGCGAAGCCCAGGTTCAGTTCGTCGCGGAGCATGTGGACGACGCGGGTCGACCGCTTCGCGTGCCCGGCCTGTTTCTGATCGGAATTCCGGTCTTCAACAAGGGGCCGATCTATCGGTTGGCGGCGCGGCTTCGCTATCGCAAGACGCCCGGCGGGCTGGTCTTCTTCTATCAGCTCTGGCGCGCGGATCGGACGTTCGATCACAGCTTCCGCGAAGCGTGCGAGCGGGTCCGGGTCGAAACCGATCTTCCCATGCTGTTCGGGAAGCCGGAATAATCATGTCGGGCACGCGCGAACTGGGACTGTTCAGCGCCACGCCGAAGCGCGGGCAACCGCGCGACGCGCGCGGCCGGTTCGTGCGTGTCCGATATTCCCCCCAGCGCCTGAAGGTTCTGGCGGTCGCGCGGAAGATGCGCGAAGACATGGGGCTTCCGCCCAGCCCATGGCTTTCCCCGTTCGGGGGTGACGAATGACGGCCGGTCCCGAAAAGACCGGGATCGACAAGGCGCTGGCGTTGGAACTGTCCATGAACGGCGTTCTTCCGTTCGACGACTGGGTTTCCGTCAACACCCGCAAGGCGCAAGCCATGTTCGGCAATCAGGGCGTCCAGCCGGGCGCGATCTGGCTGTCCGCGCTTCACCCGCGCGCCCTGGACTATCTGGAACAGGCGCCGGTTCTGGTCCTGGCGGCGACCTTCGGCGGGAAGGCGTCCAGCCGATCCGAACGCGCCTATGTGGCGATGAACTTCCGGCCGCTGGTCGAACGTGGCGCCCGGCTGAAGGACGTCATGAAGGCGTTCCGCGTCGCCTATCCGCTTCGCGCCATATCGCCCAAAGCGATCCGGCCGGGCGTCTGGGGCGTGCTTCAGGCGATCACGCGGCTAGTCGATCCTTCGACGATCAGCCAGTCAATCCCCGACGTCGCGACGCGACATTTGCACTGGCTGGGCGATCTGGACATTCTCTGGACCGCGCTTCAGCGGCGCGCGCCGGACGAACAGGCGAATGGCGCGATCCTGCGCTGGGCAATGCTGGCGCTGTCCCGTCACCCGCGCGTCGCCGATCATAACGTCCCGGCGAACCAGATCGCGGACTTCCTGATCTGCAATCGGGATCAGTGGAACGCCCGCTGGACCTGGGACCGCCTGATCCGGGAAACCGGCGACTGGCACGAAGCCCTTGCGAACGCCCAGATCGACCGGATCAATGACGGGACTTATGACACGGACGTCGCCTATCGCGGCTTTCCGACGGAAGTCACCCTGTCCGGGTTCGAATTCCACGCGCTGCGATCCCTTCGCGCGCTAGTCGTCGAAGGCAAGGCGATGCACCATTGCGTTGCCAGCTATCACCGCGACATTCAGGCGGGCCGCGCCCGGATTTATTCGATCCGGAAGGACGGCAAGCGGCTGGCGACTGTCGAGTTCATGCCGCTTCCCGGCCGGGTCCGCGCCGTCCAGGTCCAGGGCGTATGCAATGCCCGGCCGCCGAAGGACGTGATCGCCGCCGCCGATAGGTTCGCGGCCGCCCTGACGGACCCGAACAAGCTACGCGGACAGCTTCCCGCAACCCGCGACGCGTTCGCCGCCGCACGGCTGGAAGGCGGCCGGGCATGAAGCGCGCGATCTTCCAACCCGCCCGGCGCGGCGGCAAGAGCTGGGCGGCCGGACTGGCGGCTGGCGGCGACGTTCTGAACGGGGGAAAGCCGAAGAAGGCGAAGCGGCCGCCGACGCCGCGTCCCGATCCGAAGCCGGTGGACGATATTCCGGACCTTCCGGCCGGTCCGCGCGTGATCGTCCCGTTCCCGCCGGTCGAACTGTCGCCGAACTGGCGCGGGCACTGGTCGAAGAAGTCCCCGGTCGCGAAGACCTATCGCCGCCTATGCTGGGCGCTGGCGCTGGAAGCGAAGCTGAAGGTTCCGGCCTATGCGGCTGGCGGCGGCAAGATCGCCGTGCGGCTGGACTTCTTCCCCCCGACACGCGCCAGCCGCGACGACGACAATGTTCCCGCCAGCTTCAAGGCTGGGCGCGACGGGATCGCCGACGCGCTGAAGTGCGACGACGCCCGGTTCCAGACGACGAACGTCCTTCATGACGAACCGCGTTCGTGCGTCGTCGTCACCCTGATCGACGGGGGCGACGCATGAAGCAACGGGTTCGGCTATGCGCAACATGCCGGTTCTGGGCGCTTCCCGACGACGCCCATGGCAACACGGCGCGCGCGGATTGTCGCCGCCACGCGCCCAGCTATCACGGGGCGCACCGTTCGCATTGGTGCCAGACGCACAAAGACGATTGGTGCGGCGAATGGGCGTCCGTCGTGGGCGACGCCGCATGAAGCGCGCGATTGCCCTGTTCGGGCTGGTCCCGGTCGCGGTCTTCTTCGAAGCCAGCGGCGTGATACGGGACGCGCTGATCGACGTCGGCGTCAATGCCGTGTCGGTCGATTTTCGCGAAACCGAGCGGCCGGGACCGCATATCGTCGGCAACGTCTTTGACTGGCTGGACGCTGGCTGGGCGGGGGCGATCATGCACCCGACTTGCACCTATATGTGCGGGTCCGGTCTTCACTGGAACAGCCGCAATCACGGCCGGAACCTGATGACGGACTATTGGCTTCACCTGGTCCGCCGGTTGATGGCCGCCCCGATCCCGCGCTGGGCTATAGAGAACCCGCGCGGCGTCATAGGGACCGCGATCCGCCCGGCCGATCAGATGATCCAGCCTTGGCAGTTTGGCGACGACGCCAGCAAGGAAACCCATTTCTGGCTGAAGAACCTTCCTCCGCTGAAGATCAAGCGGGAATGGCGCTGCAACGGCCGGATCGTCCGCGATCCCCGGACCGGAAAGGCGGTCGAACGCTGGGCAAATCAGACGGACAGCGGGCAAAACCGGCTGGCGCCGTCGGAAGACCGTTGGGCGGCACGATCAGAAACCTATCCCGGCGTTGCCCGTGAAGTCGCGCGGCAATGGGGACCGCTGTTCGATCAGCCCGTCCCGCGCGACCTGTTCGGGGAGCTGCTATGACGGGCGCCCTGATCTGTTCCGATTGCGGGAAGCCGCTGAACCCGAACCCGCGCCGCCTGGGCACGCGTTGCAAGCCGTGCGGGGCGCGGGCGATGGCGCAAAGCCCGGCGAAGCGGGAAAAGTGCCGGATCGCCATGAAGCGCCGGTTCGACGAACCCGGCTATAAGCAACAGCACGTCGCGCGTTGCACGGCTGGCACGCGGCGGGCGCTGAAGGAAAATCCGGAATTTCGCGCCATGCGGGCCGAACAGGGCCGCCGTGTCGGCTTGCTGGGGCTGGGCAAGGAAAAGAACGCGGCCGGATCGCCCGCGCGGGTGAAGGCTGGGCTGAAGCGGACGGAAACCGTCCTGTCATGGTGCCCTGTCGAGTATCGGGACGAATATCGGCGCCTTGTCCGGACGAAGCTGGTCCGCGCGCCGGAAGCCCGCCGCATGGTCGAAGACATGATCGCCGTCGATCTGGCGCGATACGCCGCGACCGGCGTCCTTCCCCAGTCCGCGCGCCTTCAGGCGGCCGCCGCCGAAATCGAACAATCACACAATGGGGCCGCCGAAGAAGCGGCCGGGCAGGGAATGAAATGAAACAACCTTCGCGGCCGGTTTTGCGCTGGCATGGTGGCAAATGGCTGTTGGCGCCGTGGATCACGGAACACTTTCCGCCGCATCGAACCTATGTCGAACCGTTCGGCGGCGCGGCTTCAGTGCTTTTGCGCAAGCCCAGGGCGTATAGCGAGGTCTATAACGACCTAGACAGCGACGTCGTGAACCTGTTCCGGCTGTTGCGTGAAGACGGCGCGGATCGGCTGGTCGAACTGGTCCGTCTGACGCCCTTCGCCCGCGATGAATTCGCGGCGGCCTATATCCATTGCGACGAACCGTTCGAACGCGCCCGGCGCCTTATAATCCGTAGCTTCATGGGTTTCGGTTCCGGCGGCGCCATGGCTAATAGCACCGGCTTTCGCGCGAATAGCAATAGGTCCGGCACTACACCCGCCGAAGACTGGGGAAACTATCCGGAAGCCCTTTCTGCAATCGTCGAACGGCTGAAGGGCGTCATTGTCGAGAACCGCCCGGCGCTTGACGTCATGCGTCAACATGATGGACCGCAAACACTTCACTACGTCGATCCGCCGTATCTTCCGGAAACGAGGTCGAAAGCCAAAGGATCGACCGCACTTAAGAACACATACCGGCACGAACTGACGTTGGACGATCATGTCGAGTTGCTAGACGCTATCAGCGGCCTTGCCGGGATGGTGGTTTTGTCGGGCTATCCCGCCCCTCTCTATGATGATCGCTTGCGCGGCTGGACGCGAATTGAGCGACCGGCCTTAGCCGATGGCGCGCGCGCGCGGACGGAAGTCCTTTGGCTAAATCCGGCCGCCGCCGAAATGTCCAATCAGCCCAGCTTGTTCGGGACAGCGGCATGAGCTGGGAAACCCAAAGCTGGGCAGCGAAGCAACGTCCAGGATCGGCTTCGGCGAAGCTGGTCCTTCTAGGGCTGGCGTCATGCGCCGACGCCAATCATTGCGCCTTCCCGTCGATCCAATGGCTTTGCGACTTCAGCGACTTGAACCGGAAGACCGTGATCGCTGCGCTTCAGCGGCTGGAAGACGGCATGTTCCCGCTGATCGCCGACACTGGGGAGCGACGCGGCCGGACCGGACAGGTCAAGGTCTATCGACTGGCGGCGGCTTCGGCTGGCGCGTCCAGCGATCCCGCGTCGGAAACAGTCCCTAAAGCGGAACAGTTCCAAAAGCGGAACAGTTCCGGTTCTGGATCGAAACAGTCCCAAAAACGGGACACGGAACCTGTTTCTAACCTTCTTCCCCCCTTAACAGCTAACGCTGTTAAGACCCCCGCCCCTGATTTCGATCATGGATCGGAAGGGGGTGAAGCGGGATCGGCTGGTCCGGCTGGCAAGCGGGGATCGCGGGGGACACGGCTTCCGGAAGACTGGGCGCCGCCGCCGGTCGATCAGCTTCAGCCTATGGCGCGCAAGGTGGTCGAACAGTGGCCGTCCGGCGCCTATCAGGCGGTTTGCGAGACATTCCGCTGTCACTGGCATTCGGAAACCCGGTCCATCGGTTGCAAGCGCGACTGGGACGCCGCCCTGGCGAAATGGCTGATCAATGATCATTCGAAGATCATGCGGGACGCGAAGGCTGGCGTCAGTTTCGCGCACCTTGCCCCTGAACGCCCGGCTGGCGCGGCGGCCGCCCGTCAGATCACGCGGCCGGTCGCGTCGAAGGCGAAGGAAGACGAACGGTCCCAAGCCCTTCACGACGCCCTTCGCCGCGACATGGGCGGGCCGATCTATGACACATGGATCGCGGCGGCCGCGCTGATCCACGACGCGCCCGGCGTCACCGTGATCGTTGGAAGCGAGTTCATCCGATCATGGGTCGAAGGTCACTTCGAAGGGAAGATCAAGGCGGCCGCCCGCGCCGTGCTGGGGTCCGGCGTGCGGTGGGTCCGCTTCATAGTCGAACGCGAAAACAGGGGGGACGCGCGCAATGGTTGAATGGTGCATCATCCGGACGTCGCCGCGCCGGACAATCCCGGTCGCGACGTCGCTGAACGAAGCCGGGATCGAAGCCTGGACGCCGAAGGTGACGATAGTCAGTCGCGCCGGTCGCACGCGCCAGCGCATTCAGTGCGAAGTTCCCGTGATCGAAGGGATCGTCTTCGCCAAGCGCGAACACATTCCTGAACTGGTCGCGATCAGTCGAAAGCCTGGGGCGGTCTATTCTGTCTTCCGATACCAGGGCGCGGTTCCGACGGTCCGCGACCGTGATCTGGACCCGCTTCGGCTGGCGGAACGGGCGGCCGCGAAGACAGCGCGTCCGACGCCGATAGAGCTGGGGCGCGCTGTCCGCTATCCAGGCGCCGGGTTCGACGGAATGACTGGGATCGTGCAAGGCATGGACGGCCGATTTGCTATCGTCGCCTTCGCGGGCTTCAAAATTCCGGTGAAGGTTTCCAGTCACTTGCTATTGGACGCAGCTTGACAATTTGGCGATACACAACGTATAGCCTTGGCCTCAAGGCTTTGTTCGCCGACGGCGCTATCTACCGGACAAGAAGTGTTCGCACCCTGGAAGATAGATCGCCCGTCCACCGCCTTTGCGGTTGTGCGAAGCATTGCTTAAACCCCTGACATTCATGGCAAAACGCCCCCCCAATTTGAAAACCGGCACCCCCCGTGCGCGGCGCGGCTGGTCCGCCACTACGCGCGGGACGCGGAAGCAACGCGGTTATGGCTGGGCATGGGATCAGCTTCGCGCCCGCATACTGAAGCGCGAACCGCTTTGTCGATCATGCCGGAAGGACGGTCGATCAGTCGTCGCCACGACGGTCGATCACATACTTCCGAAGCACCTGGGCGGGACGGACGACGAAGGCAATCTTCAGCCGCTTTGCGAGCCTTGCCACAAGGCGAAGACGGCACGGGAAGGGCACAAGGCGCGACGCTGAAGGCGAAGCGCGAACGGATCGCGAGCTGGCACGCACGCCGCCCCGATCCATTGAACGAACCGAAATCATCGCGGCGCGCGCCGTCGGAGACACCGCCCAGGGGGGCGGTCCAATCTCTGGCAGCGCGCGCCTTCCGGACCGGCGCCCCAGTCAAATTTTTGCGCGGTCAAATAGAACTTTCGGGTTCTATTAAATTTTCAGACAGGGGGGTCCGTCCATGTCGTCGATTTCTCTTGACATTGGCGAAATTGCTTTGGGCTTCGACCATGAAGCGCGGACCTAAGCCACAGACGCCCGTCACGAAAGCGAAGCGCGGAACCCTTCGACCGGATCGGGACGGTGACGGTCCGGTCCAGCTTATCGCGGCGGGCGATCCGCCGATTGTCCCCAGCTATCTTTCGCCAGCGGCGCAAGAAATCTGGCTGGAAGAAATCAGCCGCGTCATGCTGGCCGGGGTGACGGAACGGGATAGTTCGCTGTTCGCGACCTATTGTTCGACCGAAGCACTGGTCCGCGCGGCCTTCATTGCTGGCGAGCCGCCCCCCGCCGCCTACCTGACGGAACTTCGCCGGATGCGCGAATTGCTGGGCATAGCGGGGCCGCGCGTGCGCCAAGGGGCGAAGAATGGCGTCACGCAAACCGAAAACCCGTTCGCGCGCAACGGCCGAAAGGTTTGAAAGCGAGTTCGTCCAGATCGCCTTCGACTATGCGTCGGCGGCATTCGCGGACCGGAAGCGGAAGGATCATTGCGAATTCGTCCGGCTGGCGGCGAAGCGGTTCCTGGACGATCTGAAGCGCACCCGGCGCCGCGACTGCGAATTCTATTTCAGCGAGTGGCACGGGCACGACGTTTGCGACTTCATCGAAAAGTTGCCGCACGTTCAAGGTTCCTGGGACACGCCGACGCTGACGCTGGAACCGGCGCAAATCTTCATTCTGGTCAATGTCTTCGGCTTCCGCCGCAAGTCCGATGATCGCCGCCGCTTCACCCGCGCCTATATCGAAGTCGCCCGAAAGAACGCGAAGTCCACACTGACGGCCGGGATCGTCCTTTATTGCCTGACGTGCGAAGGCGAGCTGGGGCCGGACATTGTTGTCGGCGCGACGACGGGCGCCCAGGCGGACAAGGTTTTCAAGCCCGCGAAGCAAATGGTGGACCGGACGTCCGCGCTTCGCGATGCCTTCGCTCTGAAGGCTTGGGCGCGGTCGATCACTTGCGGGGAGAACGGCGGATCGGTTCAGCCGATCAATTCGAAGTCGTCCACGCAAGACGGCTGGAACCCCTATGTCGGCGTCCTGGACGAACTTCACGCGCATAAGGATCGCGGGCTGTTCGACGTGATCCGGTCCGCATTCGGCGCGCGGAAACAGCCGCTTATGTGGATGATCACGACGGCGGGCTATAACGTCCGGGGCGTCTGTTACGAACAGCGGACCTTGCTGGCGAAGATATTGAACGGCGCGGTCGAAGCCGATCACTATTTCGGGATCATCTTCACAATCGACCAGGGCGACGACCCCTTCGACGAAGCGAACTGGCGGAAGGCGAACCCATTGCTGGGCGCGGCCGTCGATCTGTCCGAGTTCCGGGGCTACGCAATCGAAGCGAAGGCTAGCCCCGAAAGCCTGGGCGAATTCCTGACGAAGCGCCTGAACGTCTGGCTGAACGCCGCCAGTGCATGGCTTTCGGTCGATCAGTGGAAGAAGGCGACGATTGACGGGCTGGGCTGGGACGACTTCCACGGCTTGGAATGCACCGTCGGCGCGGACCTTGCGGACAAGGATGACATAACCGCCGTCGTCCTGATCGGGCAACACGAAGACGGGAAGATCGTCGTCAAGCCGAAGTTCTTCATTCCTTCGGCGGCGCTGATCCGGGAAACCCAAAGCGACACAGGTCAATCGACCTATGGCGTCTGGGCGGGACACAATGGCGGTCCGCCGCTGGACGAAGACGAGCTGGAAGGCTTGCCGCCGCTGTTCGATCTGGACGACGACGGGAAGCCGATCTGGGACAAGCCGCTGAAGGAATTGCCGCCGGAATGGCAAGGTGACTTGCTGACAACGCCCGGCGATTTCGTCGATCACAACACGGTCGAAATGTTCGTCCGCTGGCTGGTCGCGACGCAATCGGTCCGGAAGATCACCTTCGACCAGTTCGCGGCCGCCCAGCTTATGGCGTCGCGGCTGAACGAAGACCTGGGATCGCCGGACGAACCGATTGCCGCCGTGCTGCACAAGTCGGCGGCGAACGTCACGAACCCGGCGAAGGAGCTGGAAGCGCGGGTCCGGGCAAAAGACCCGTCGAAGCACATAGGGCACGACGGAAATCCCGTCATGACGTGGATGGTTTCGAACGCCGTTGTCACCCGGCACGTCAACGGGACGATCATCCCGAAGAAGGAAAGCCCGGAAAGCGCAAACAAGATCGACGGGGTGGACGCCATGATCAACGCGATTGCGCCGCTTGTCATGGTCGAACCGGACACGGGTCCGGGAACCCTAGAATATACGGGGCTATAATGGACATTCGGACAATTCTGTCGCGCTGGCTTCCCAGCGCGGGCGATGCCGCGTCCAGCGGACCTTCGGCTTCGTCCGAACTGACCGATCTGGACAGTGACACGTTCTGGATCATGACGGGCACGAAGGGCGGAAGCCGCGTGTCCATAACCGAGCGGTCCGCCATGTCGCTTCCGGCGGTCCTTCACGCGCTGGAAATCCTGACGGGCGTCTTCGCCATGACGCCCATGATCTACTATCGGCGGGAAGGCGACGCGAAGGCACGCGCCGACAATTCGCCGCTGTTCGCGCTGTTCCATGATCGGCCGAACGAAGCCCAGTCGATCTTCCTGTTCAAAGAAGTTTTGCTGGGCGACATGCTTATGGCGGGCGGGTTCGCGAACTTCGTCCACCGTGACGGCATGTTCCGCCCGAAAGCCCTGTCCAGGCTGGACCCGCGCATGGTGCAACCGTGCGAATTCTGGGATCGGCAAGACGGGCTGGAACTGTTCTATGACGCCCGCCTTCCCGACGGTTCGACGGGTCGCTTCACCCGGACCGACATTTGGCACGTCCCCGGCTTCAGCCGCGACGGCTTGCTGGGGGTGAACCGGGTCAAATTGCTGGACGACATGCTGGGATCGGCGGTCGCCGCCGGGGAGTATGCGCGGCATTTCTGGGAAAACAACGCCCAGCCCGCGACGCTGTTGAAGGCGAAGGGCAAGGTCAATTCGGAAGACAAGGCGCGGATCAAGTTCGACTGGAAGCGCATGTTCAGCGGCGCGCGGAAGGCTGGCGACGTCGCGGTTCTGGATCAGGAAATGGACGCGACGACACTGGGCGCGACGAACCGGGACAGCCAGTTCGTCGAAGTCCGGGCCTTCAACGTCGTCGAAGTCGCCCGCGCCTTCGGCGTCCCGCCGCACCTGCTCTATGAGCTGTCCCGCGCGACGTTTTCGAACATCGAACAACAGTCGCTTGAATTCATCATGTATTCCATGATGCCGCACTATGAGCGGGTCGCCAGCGCCGCGACGCATTACTTCGCCGAACCCGGACACTTCTTCGAATTCCTGCCCGACGCGTTGCTGAAGGGCGACGTGAAGACCCGCTGGGAAGCATACAAGGCGGCGCGCGAAAGCGGCGCGATGAACGCCGACGAAATCCGCCGCCGGGAAAACATGCAACCGATAGGGGGCCGCGCGGGCGAAGAATACTGGCGCCCGGCGAACATGGCCGTGTCCGGCGAACCGAACCCAGCTTCAGCGCCGCCGCCGCAACCGCAAGGGGACTGACATGCACAACCGCATTCTGGCGGCGATCCGTTCGCAGCCCTGGGCGATCCTGCCCGAATACATGGAAGCAATCGAAGCGATTGCTTTGCGGGCCTTCGACAATCCCGCCGTGATCGGCGTCGAGCTGGACGGGCACGTCGAGCGCATGGCCGAAGCGATTGCGGAAATGGGCGCCCCGTTCCCTGGCGCCCGATCCGCCGCGATCCGGGACGGCGTGGCAAGCCTTCCGCTGTTCGGGCCGGTCTTCCCGCGCGCGAACATGATGACGGAAATGTCGGGCGCGTCTTCGCTGGCAACCCTTGCCGCCGACTTCCGCAAGGTCGAAGCCAGCCCTGAAGTCCGGAACATTCTGATCGTGGCGGACAGCCCCGGCGGGGTGATCACGGACGTCCGCGCGTTCGCGGCGCTGGTCGCCGGTTCGTCGAAGCCGGTGACGGTCTTCGCGTCGGGGCTTTGCTGTTCCGCCGCCTATCACATTTGCAGCCAGGCGACCGAAATTGTCGCGGACCCGTTCGCGCTGATCGGGTCGATTGGCGTGATGATGTCCGGAAGCGTTCAGGAAGCGCCGGACAGCAATGGTGCCCGCGCTGTCCACGTCGTCAGTTCCAACGCGCCCGACAAGCGCGTGGACCTGTCCACGGACGAAGGACAGGCGAAGGTTCGCGAAATGATCGACGGGATCGAAGAAGTGTTCCTGTCCGACGTCGCGCGCGGCCGGAAGGTGCCCGTTTCCACAGTGAAGCGGGACTTCGGTCGCGGCGGAACGAAGTCTGCACGGCAGGCCAAGGAAGCCGGAATGATCGACCGTGTTGAGGCTGGCGGCCTCGCAGCGGTCCTTCAGCGGCTTGCGCGGCCTTCCCGTTCAGCAACGCCAAGGCGGGCCGCTGCGGCGCTTTCCCTCGAAGTCGCGCAAATCCGCGCCGCTTCAAACCTCTAAGGAGAAATGACAATGCGCATTGCAGCATTGAAGCAAAAGCTGGCGGCCGTCCTTGCCGATATGGACGCCGTGATCGAAGCCGCGACGGACGCCGAAACCGGCGATCCGCGTGATCTTTCGGCGGAAGAACAGACGTCGTTCGACGAACTGAAGGCGCGTGCCGGTGCCCTTCAGGCGTCGATCCGTCGCGAAGAAGAAATGCTGGCGCTGAAGGCGTCGGCGGCTTCGCCCGTGATCCTTCCCGGCGGCACGCCCGGCGCGGGCGGCGGCGGGGTGACTTTCCCCGCCCAGGTCCGCGAACCGACGAAGCCGGGGATCATGATGGCGCGGATCGCCCAAGCGTTCGCCATTGGCGGCGGGGATCAGCGCGCCATGGCAAGCGCCGCCGAACAGCTTTACGGTTCGGAGATGGGGCAGATCGTCGCGAACATGGAGCAGGCGACGAACACGAAGGGCGGCTTCCTGGTGGACACGGCCTATTCGTCGGACTTCATCGACATTCTTCGCCCCCGTGTCGTCATGCGCCAGATGGGCGCCCGCACGGTCCCCATGCCCGACGGCAACCTGACGACGCGGAAGAAGACGGCCGGCACGTCCGCCAGCTATGTCGGCGAACGCGTCCCCGCGCCGAAGACCGAAGCGACCGTCGGACAGATCACCATGTCCGCGAAGCGGCTGACGGCGCTTGTGCCGATCACCAATCAGCTTATCCGCCGCGCGTCCATGAACGTCCAGATGATGATCCGGGACGATCTGGTCGAAGGCGTGTCGCGGAAGGAAGATCAGCAGTTCCTTCGCGGGACCGGATCGGCGACCGCGCCGACGGGTCTTCGGAACCTGATCGCCGCCGGAAACGTGATCGCGGCGAACGCGACGGTCAATCTGGCGAACGTCACGAACGACCTGGGCAAGCTGCGGCTGGCGGTCCTGAACGCGAACATTCCGATGACGCAATGCGGCTATATCATGTCGCCGCGTTCGCTTCTTTTCCTGGAAAACCTTCGCGACGCGAACGGCAACAAGGCTTTCCCGGAAGTCGCGGAAGGTCGCCTGGGCATGTATCCGATTGGCGTCACCACGTCGGTTCCCGACAACCTGGGCGCCGGGACCAATCAGTCGGAAATCTACTTCGGCGACTTTGCCCAGTTCATGATCGGCGACACGGAACAGATCGCAATCGCGGCTTCCGACATCGCGGCCTATGACGACGGCGGCACGATCCGCGCGGCCTTCAGCAATGACGAAACCGTCGTTCGCCTGATCGCCGAGCATGACACCCAGGTCCGCTATGACACCGCCTTTGCGGTCCTGACGGCCGTCACCTGGACCATGTGATCCGTCGCGAGCGGGGCTGGGGAGTGATCCCCGGTCCCGTCGCTGGCTTCAATCCAATCAGGGGAAATCCCATGAAAGCAGTCAAGTTCCTGATGCCCTGGACCGTCGGGGCGCTCTACAACGAAGGCGAAGTCGCTGGCTTCGAAGACGCCGTTGCGGACGATCTGATCGAACGCAAGATCGCCGAAGCCGTCAAGACCGGCGGCAAGGCGAAGCCCGCCGATCCCGTCGATCCGGCGACGCTGGACGACGCGGCGCTGGACGCCCTGATCGCGACCGAAAAGGTCAAGGTCGCCGAAGGCGCGGATCGCGCCGCGAAGATCGAAGCGGTTCTGGCGGCGCGGAAGAAGTAACCGCCCGCCTTTCCCTCCCTCCCTGGACTGACGCCGCCGGTCTTCACGGTCCGGCGGCGCCTTTTTCAGCCGTTCAATAGGAGACTGCCAAATGGCTATCCAAGCAAGCGTCACCGTGCGCAACGCCCGTCTGAACGCGGTGGAAACCGCAATCGGCGCCAGCGCAATCATGCGGATATTCACGGGCGCCCCGCCCGCGAACTGCGCCGCCGCGAACAGCGGAACCGTCCTGGCTACGCTGAACCTTCCCGTCGATTACATGGAGGCGGCCGCCAGTGGGCAAAAGGCGAAGTCGGGCACCTGGGACGACGCGTCCGCCGACGCGGCCGGGACTGCCGGTCACTGGCGGATTTACGCCAGCGACGGAACGACCTGTCACCTTCAGGGCACGATCACCGCGACCGGCGGCGGCGGCGACATGGAAGTTGACAATACCATTTTCGCGGCCGGACAGGCGTTCACCGTGACGTCGTTCACGCTGAACGAACCGAACGCCTGATCGGGGGATAGGGGATGCCCAGCGCAATCACTTCCTTCGCCGTCCAGAACGCGACGCTTCTGGACGTTGACGGCGAAGGCTATGGGATCAACGGGAACGGCTGGATCGTGAAAGCGGTCCTTCCGTTCCTGGCTGGGCAAACCTTCGATCCGTCGAAGATCACGATCACGCTTGAAGACCCTGGCTTCGACGCGACCGGCGCGGCGACGACGCGGACCCGTGTCGTTCGGGGGACCGAGCTGGTCCGCCGCCAGTTCCCGAACAACACGTCCCGGCTGGGCGGACAGAACGGATCGGACTTCGAAGCCTTCTTCGCCGTGTCCGACACGATCTTCAGCGGGACGACGATCCTGTCTGTCGATTGCGCGGCCGGTTACTATGGCGCCAGCGAAGCGGGCGCCGTGACGGCTGGGGCGATCAGCAACCTTTCGACGCGCGCCTATCCGAAGCCGCTGTTCGCATGGCTGAACATTCAGCACGAACGGGCGACCGGATCGTCCTTCCCGGTCGAAGCCGTCGCCTATCACAAGTTCGGCATGTTCGGCCGAATGGTCGCGTGCATTCAGTTCATTGCGCGGGACGACCGGGCAACGCCGAATGTCGCCGCGACACAGACGGCGGCCGCGCCGTCGCTGTCCAGCTTCCAGACGCAAGGGAACATCGTCGAAGCCTATAAAGCGTCGATCCCGCTGGAGGCGCTGGCACAAGGCGACGTTTGCCAAGTGAATGCGCGGGTCTTCCCCTGGATCGGCGACGCGGCGTCCGTGCTGGACCTGGACACGGACGGGATCGCATGGCCGACGGCACGCCCGGCGACGCGGCTTCGGTTCCTGAACGACAAGACCGGCGCCTATGGCGGGGCGATTGCGTGCGTCCGTGCGACCGCGACCGGCGGCACCGTGCAAGCCGATCTGGCGACCGCACGGACGACGCCCTTCCCGACGATCAATGCTGCACTGGCGGCCGTTGCCGCGTTCAACAATGCGAACAAGGGCCATAGCGATCACGGTGGCGCGACGATCTATATAATGGACGACGGCGCCGGGGGAGCTGTTGCCCATGCGCTGAACGCGAACATCCCCTTGTCGCTGGGGACGACCGCCCTTTGCTGGACCGAAATCCGCGCCGATCCGGCGAACACGGCCGCCGCGACGATCACACACGGCACGAACCGGATGGTTTGCCGCCTGTTGCGCTGGCGCGTGTCGATCACCGTCATCGCGTCCGCGTCGTTCGACGGCAGCCTCAACAACGGCAACGTCATGGCGGCGTTCGAAGACGGCGCGATCACGCACACCGCCGGGTCGCGACCGCTGAACTATCGCTGCGGCCTGACCTATCTTCGAAACCTGACGACTAGCTTCACTTCCGACAATCAGTCGATCTATGCCGGTTTCGGGACAACGCGGACGCAAGCGGCGCTGATCCTGGGATGCCTGAACGTCGGGTCGGTCGCTGGACAAGCCGCGAAGCCTTGGGCGATCATTGGCACCTTCGGCGTCGGCGTCAGTGAAGTCGATCCGGTTGCCCTTCCGAACCTGGACATAAATGACGGCGCCGTCATCGTTAACAATGCTCTTTTGCGGAAATCAGCCTATACGGAGTTCGCGGCTTCGCAAGCCTATGTCGCCGGGATCGCCTTCGTCCAGAACGTGCATGAACGGTCCACCGTCGGCAGCGCGCCGAATTTGCAGTTCGGCGCGGACAGCACTGTTCGGCCGATGGACAACATTCTGGAATTCTACAATTCGATTGTCGGGGAGCGCGGGAACGAATGCTATAACGACGTCAACGCCGCCAAGGGCGTCGCGAAGAAGCTGTTCGCCAAGTTCAATATCTGGGACAACATCAATTCGAAGGCGGACGTTTTCACGCACCCGACTGACGGGCAAAGTTCGGGCCGCGTCGGGGCTTTCGAACGGCTTTATTCCGTCGGCTGCGAAGGCAACGTGTCGCTTACGGGTTCCGCCGGGGGATCGACGCCGGAAGTCAATGGCGGTTCCTGGCTGGGCATGTATTGGCCGAACGCCAGCTATAACGTCGGGCGCGCGGCCGTCGGCTTCACGGACCCCAGGGCGAACAATTATCCGAACGCGGGCGACCTGGGCGCCGGGGGTGGCACCTATAGCCTGACGGGCACGACGAACGCCGCCTATAATCAGGTTCCAGCGGGCGGCGCCATGCTGGGCTTCGACATTGCGGGCGTCGCGCGCCGGAACGACGGCACGGGCGCCGCTGGCGCCTATGAACGGACCGACGCTTCACCCGGATCGGGAAGCGCCAGTCCGACGTTCGCGCCCTTCACGACGATCAGCGCGGCCGCGCTGGCACTGGCGGCGGCCGGATCGCTCGCCTTCGCGCCCATGACGTCCCTGTCGGCTGGCAACC